GACGAACTTGCCTCGGGGTGTAACTTCGGGCAGTGCCAACATATCTAGTGGATTGCCATCTATACCACCGCGAGCATCATCTGTACTTTTGATCCAGAGTATGTTGCTCCAATGTTCGGATATATAGTTGTTCAACGTCTCAGTTACAGAAGAACCCATATCGGCAACGTAGGCTCTACGCTCCCGCAACCTATTCACCGCAAACGTAAATACAGGCTTTACCTCAAAAGGTAGTACCCCTGCCTTCCTACCTATCATAAGCGCAGATATAATAGCCGTAACAGCGGCAGACCAAAATCGGTTCTCAGGACCAAGTTCGGCCTTTTCATCTACACGCGATTGCACATGCTTTATAGTACGTTCACACTCCACACGATTGTTTATGACCCACTGCACAAACCGTACTCCTGCATGACCGTAGTTGCCTTTTAAAGCGGGCCACAGTTTATCAGTCTCCGCTTTGCTAGCAGAACCAAAGAACTTCGCTTCTGTCCTAAACTCTAGTATACGCTGGGCTTCAGCTTTGGGAAAACCTTTAACCCTACTAATCATTTCTATAAAGCTAGTGTTACCTGTACTGATAGCCAGTAGGCTCCACGGTTTGCCCCTGTGTCGCTCGGTGTTACCGCCTTGAGACAGACGATTACGTTGTGTCCCACCCGTTAATTGGTAGGCCAGATCAGACAACTTACCCCCTTTGGTATTAGTAAGTTCGTCCATCATAAGGGGTAGGTTGTGGTATATTTCCCCACGGTGCATCTTAGAATTGTAGGTATCAACCTCTTTCAACAACAGTTGCTCGGGATTGCCCCATGCCGATAACCCTGCCATCAACATAGTAGTTTTACCAACACCTGTGTCTCCGTACATATGTAACCCTGCAGAGCCGATCCCTGTAAGGGGCATAAGTATTGAAGCGTAGGCCGCAGCGATTGTGAATTGGTGTAACTCAAACCCCTCCCGATTGTAGAAGTCTATCGCATCAAGGTAGCCTTGCTCAGTACCCTTGGGGGTAAAGTAATCCATCATACTTGCAGTCTGTGTGGATGGTGGGTTGTAGTCTTCATCACTACCATAGATTACACGATCCCCCAGTATGAACGCGGTCATACTGTCATCAGTCCACCCAAACTGCTTATGGGCTTCATCCTCTGCTTGAGTAGCTTGTAGCTCTTCGATCCATGCCATTATATACACCTGTATCTTATCTAACTTTGCGCCATACGCAGCCACACCCTGCGTAGACATAGCTTTCCTAAATTCATCCCGCGATGTGATGCTAGACATTGGCATCGTCCATTCACGCACACCGTCTCGGGGCATGTGCAGCCTAAACACAAGTGCTTGGCCTATCTCTGTGTCCCATATACGGCGCATGATATAGATATCGTTGTGGTAGATGCACTCTTCTTCTATCTCACCGTCACTGTTACTGGTGCGTTTATACACGCCGCCTTTAGCGCCACGAAAGTAAGGCTTCGGGTATGTCGGTATACTATAAATCTTAGGCGCACTGGCGGGACGTTTTGCGCTAGGTGCAACAACTTCGTTGTCAGCCTCGTCCGCTTCTTTAAATTGTTTACCTAAAACTATGGGGGATTTTATCTTACCCCATAAAGCACACTCCATACACACATCAGGTCTAAGACCGTTAAATGTACGACAAGTGTACGGCCCCTTAACCAAAGACATTTTCTGATGGGTTTCACCAGAGTTATAGTCAGGGTGGCCCCTAGACATTACCTGTGCAGCCCTGTCTCCGTCTTCACAGAATTTAGCAATAGACAGTCCCGCTCTCCATAACGGTTCGGTCACATTGGCCTGATCTGTCAGTATATGCGCGAGTTGAGCGCATCCCTTACCTATTTGTATCTTCTTTACAATACGACCAAAGCTATTCTCAGCATTGACCGCTATAAACCCCGACACAACATTGCCGCCAACAGAGGCCGTATTTACAGGGGTAACGCCTCCCAGTAAACTTACGAAGTCAGCCAGCTCGATACTTGGTTCCGCACTTATCAAAGCCACTGGAGATGGCGGTGTGTCCTTGAAGTTACGTGTGTCAGGCATGCGTAGGATACGCGCTGCGTCAGCCGTAACTGCAGGATCGGCCTTGAGACCATTCTCCTCACAAAACTCTTTAAACCGTTCTGCCGCAGGAACCCAATCATCCACAGGTACTGGCGCAGACAAAACCCAGTAAGCGTGTATTCCGCGCCCCGAGTTGACCTTAGTAGGTTCGGGCATGCTAGTCTTAGTGCAAAACGCCTGTAACGCCGATAGCGCATCCTGCTGAGACGGGTATTCTTTGCTAGGACCACAATCCAAGTCCACGAAAAAGGATTGTAGATGTAGTGCGTTATCGGCCCTACGATTAGTATTGTTTACGAATGTGCTTAACGCAAAATAAACATCGTGGTCTTTAGCATCAAAGGCATCTACCGCTGCATGCAGTTCATCAATAGTGTCATAGAAGTTCTGCGTTCTACGTTCACCGTTGGTTGCAAATAAACAGTAATGCCCTTCACTACTTAAAACACTTTTTAGAAATTCTAGTCGTTCCACTGCTAGTCCTCCGAGTATTAACGGTGCGGCACCCTATACGATACCGCACCGTGTAGGGTATCAGTCTAACTCACCCCACTCACTTACAAGACTGTCCAGCTTGGCTTCTTCGACAACAGGGGGCTTCTTATTGGCCCGTACCTTGGGTGTCTCGTCTTGAAACGCGTCATCAACAACTGCAGGGGCAGCGGGTGTTTCATCAACCTCAAACCCCGAAATCATGGTAGGGGCTTCTTCAACACTGAAGCCTTCTTCCGAACCAAACGGGGAGTAGTCTTCACGCTCTGCCAATTTTAGTACCTGCACAGCACGTAAACGCAAAGACACACCGTGGTCCCGCATACTATACGGGACGCAGGAAACCTGCACGTTGACCGTACTGCCCGTAGTCAACTCAAAGTCTTTGGGTAACGGTTTGTTCTTAGAGTCAACCTGCACAGGCGGCTTGGTTACATCAGCACCGTAAGCCCCTTTAAGTACGGCTTTGGCGATGTAGTTGCCGTCCTCGTCCTTCTTAAAGACTTCGGATGCCTTACCCAACTTTTGAGGCCAACTCTTTTCAGATGCTGCCCGTGCATTGTAGGCCGTAGCCATAACAGTATACAGGTCTTTTGCCTGTGCAGCATCCATCACAAACTGCAACTCGTACTTTGCGCCATCTGCAGTAGGATCACAGGGTACAGACTTACCACGCTCACCTGCAGATTGGTCAAACCGATATGTCCCATTTAAACGGGGGTATCTCGCAACAACTTTGCGGATAATGTGGCTTTCAACTTTTGCCATTTGGTAGTTCTCCTTTAGAGTTTTTATAGTCGAACCCGTCTTCTGTTGAGAACGGGGAAGTATTTACAGCCGCGAAACGGGCTATAGCTTGCAATGTCGCGGGGTCGTTCTTTAACTCTGCAACACTGTGTAGTTCACTAGGCACCAAGGACCGTAAAGGCTTGAAGCATAGGCGGGGATATACGTAGGAATTATCTGGGTATACGGTAGTCACCACAGATGAAGTCTTTGTTCCCCTACCACCCAGAAACTTAGCGTATTCCTGTAGCGGCTTATTATTATTCTTACCCTTACCGAAGATAGCCGTGGCGGGTAACTGTAGTTGATACACCGTATCGAACTCTCCATCAAGCACTACTGCTACCCTCTGCACAAATCTACAAGCCCTGCTATACCCCGAACCCGAACCTTTTATGTTCTGAGTGCAGTCCATACACCTAGTGGCTTGCTTATCTTCGCTAGGAACTAACTCGTCAGGTGCCTGTGTTGTAGAAGACCAACACGTAGGTAGCGTGGTATGTGCAGGGTCATAGTCGTTCTTGTAGTACAAACGAGATATGTTGGCAGCATTGACTACCACTACATCTACTTCATTTGCCACCACTTCCCGTTCTCCGTCCCCTACACGCACAAACATACCGTCCTGATAACTAAGCCGCCTAAACTCAACCATCGTTAGGAGTATCATCCTCTCCCAAAGCGGACAGAGCCTTATCTACTTCGTCCAACTTAAACCGTTGGGTGTTTTCGATTTTGACATATGTATGTTCAGGTATATAACCTTCCCGAACCCAATGCCGCACGGTGGATATAGATACAGAAAAGTGTTCTGCCACATCCGATATGTTCACATACTTCTTCATTTCTTCCTCACAGTTAGGATGTACTCGGCATCCACATTAAGACCCATAGGTACAAGGTCAGGGTTCTCTTCCAAGAACTGCTTCATGTGAGTTTGATTAAGACGCTTTTCAAACAACTCGGGAACCTCATGCTCTAACACGAACTTGTGCATACTCTCCCAATCGCTCGTCCAGTAACGCTGCTTAACGCTACGATAAAACAAACCCGCTGCAGTTCTAACGCTGTCGATATTACTTTCAGCACAGTAATCCAACAACGCTTGCTTAACAGTGTTCTGTTGCTCAACGAGAGCACTGTCTTCTTCTTTAAACTTAGCGGATATCTCGGCGCGCTTATCGCGTATCCTTGTATATACTCGCGTCAGTTTTTCCACGTCCACTGTCATAAGTCCTCCGTTTATATCTATACTTGTTATCTAATAGTATTAATTAGGATCGTCAAGTATTTCATGATATAAATTTACCATTTCTGCATGGGCGTCTATGCGACCTGCAAGCATACGGTACATACGCTTTTCAACGTAAGAGCCTTGTAGCGATATAACAGTACACTTGTGTTTCTGCCCTGCTCTATGAACCCTAGCGTTGGCTTGCGCGTAGGTTTCCAATGATGAAGTCGGCCCCCACCACACTACAGTATTAGCGGCGGTAAGTGTTACACCGTGCGCGGCTGCTTGTGGTTGGATAACTAACACCTGTGGATCAGTGTCCTCTTGAAACCGCTTAAATATTTCGGTGCGCTTATGTGCAGGTACATCACCCCTGATTACCTCGGACGTTATCTTGTCGGCTCGTAACTTATCGGTAAGTATATCTATCGTGTGCTTAAACGGAACAAATATCAGAACCTTTTGACTGCTCTCGTCTATGACCTCACGTAGTACCTTATATCTGTCTGATATATCGAACTCTACGGTTTCTCTTTCATCAGTGTAAACCGCACCTGCAGATATCTGTAACAACTTGCTCATGTTTACGGCAGCGTTGATAGCGGTTACTTCTTCACCCGCCACTTCCATAATCATACGCTTCTTCAAAAGATTGTAGTAGTGTTTCTGTTGCCCACTTAACGGTACAACCCTGTCCACGTACACCATGTCTGGTAAGTCCAGACACTCTTCTTTAGAGTAACGTATCGCAGGTTGCAGCACTGCATGTACGATCTTAGGTGCAGTTGGCTTGGGTTCAAACTTAAAGTGGCTCTTGCGGTCCATCACCATATCTTTAAACGAACCAAAGAATTTAGGTACGCCCTGCGGGTTGACCAACTTAGCCAATCCATATGCGTCTAAGGGCGACTGTGCGGCGGGTGTACCCGTCATCATCCACAACCATGTGTCATCACGCAGGAGTTTCTTTAACGTCTTCCACCGCTTCGCCTGTGCGTTCTTATAGTGGGTAGCCTCGTCAATTATGATAAGGTCAAAACCACCATTTCTAATCTGCTCAGATACAATATCTACACCATCGTAGTTAATTATAACAAACTCTGCGCCCTGCTCTATTATGGCAGCGCGTTTCTTCTTAACCCCATGCGCCACATCAACGGTACGGTGCATCGCAAAAGTGAATAGGTCGTTACGCCATGCGCTATCCATAATAGATAAGGGGCATATAACTAGAGCGCGTTTGACCTTGCCAGCTTTCATAAGATAATCAGCGGCCCATATAGCACTGGCGGTCTTACCTGTACCCTGCTCGTTAAAACAAAACCCCTTGCGGTTCATAGTTAAGAACGCTGCGGTTTTCTTTTGGTGATCGAAAGGGATGTGTTGCCCTGTCCAAGCATAGCGTCCTTCTATCGGGGATGGTGCGGGTATCCGCAAGGTACGCAGTTTGTGCGCTTCATCAATACCCCAATTAACAACCACTGCATCAGTACCCACGGCTTCGCTCTTAGGTATAACACTCGTGACTTGTTTGGGGTCCGCTAGTGACACTAGCAGAGCCTTGTTCTTTATTACTTGCATACTGTTCTCCGTGTAGCTGATGCTATCTTTTGTTTTTAGTTCTTCTGTTGCGGCCCTTACTTAACGAACCACCGTGCGACCTGTTACGCTTACGGCTTTGCACCGAAACGCCATCCTTATTCTTACCGCCCTTACTCAACGCCTTCTTATGAGAAACATCCTTGCCCTCACGTTTGTCGGCCCTGCCATCCTTGTTGGCATCCTTGCCTGTCTTATCCATCTTGCGCCGTGCGCGTTGACGCTCCATACGTGCTTCATGTTCACCACGCGCTTTTTGCAGTTGGTATTCACGTTTGTACGGGCGGGGGGTGTTCTTATAAACCATGTCAGTTCTTTCCGTTATGGGCGCACTCTAACACAGGACAGTGTTGCCTACACAAACCGCTAGGTCGTGGGTTCCACACATCAGTATCGGCGGCTGCTTGCATATTAGCATAAGCACCGCGCCATTTCACCCATAAATCAGGAACTTGATCTACCGTATACTCAGCCTTAATTAACGCTTTAGGCACTACGAACATCAATGCTGCTTTTATAGTACGAACTTGTGGGTAGTGCTGAAATATAGACACCGCCATCAACTCAAGCTGCCCTTTGTCTGCGTACTTCGCGTTCTTACCCGTCTTGTAATCTACGATAAACGCGGTCTCTTTTTCCTCGTTTACAATAGCCAAGTCCACGATACCACGAAACCAAACATCCTTGGCTCCGAACTTGCAGGGGCGCATATCCTCGGTGAGGCCAAGCCGCTGCTCCGCAATCTTTGTACCTTCGATAGCGTTAAGCGAATCCAGAGCGCCCTGCATGTAGCTGTACTTCTCAGGTAGTGGTTCACCTTTACCTATGTAGTTCTCGCATGCAGTATGAAAGTGTGTGCCGTACAGCATGGCCTGACTTACCTTGGTCGGATACTGCTTTAGTATCTTCTCATAGTAGAACTGCTTCGGGCATTGCTGAAAACTTTTGATCTTACTAAACGACCACGGCGCAACATTTGTCATTCGGTATCCCCATACGATTTGCCAATGCCGCTTTCACACTCAAGCGGTAGTCCTGCTGCCCAACTGGGTACATGACGCATGCACTGCTCTACGTGTGCCCTTGCTTGTACCACATCCTCATCGGGGCAACATATAGCTATACTGTCATGCACA